CGAAAAAAGAGTGCTATTTCTTAGGAAATTATAAATATCTCCCTCTATTTGCTTGCCTGTTTTTGCCATTTCTTTTTTTTATATTTTAAGCTCTCCCAAAAGCTGTGGAATAAGGGTTTCTGCTAAAATCTCTGCGCTGTCGAGGACGTCTAGACCTCTAGCCGATACAAATTGTGCGTAATCCATTCCCGCTACAACTATAAGGGAAATCCCCCCTTTAGCCTTTGCAAGTGCCTCCGCCATTTGTTCTCCTCCTTTAGCTCCTTGCCCTCCGTCTTTGACTACGTTAAAATTGCCTTTTACAGCAAGCTCTCCATTTACGGAGATAACGTAACCGATACTACTTCTCAAATTACCCGTTTGGTCTAAATACTTCCCCGATGTTTTAGCTGCGTTTACTACCTGTTCACCGATGTAAGACAAGGTGTAAACAGCCTCATTTATTGCATCTTCTATCCCTTTGGCTAGGGTGTTTGCAATTTCCTCTTTAGAAGTTATTAATTCCATTACACCGTTATTTGAATTTCGTTAACTGCGCAAAGCTCTTTTATTTGGATAATAGAAAACTCTCCAATTAAATTTTTATTAGCATCAAATAAGGCGATTTGTTCTCCTTTTAAAGATTGCAATTCAACCAAAATATTATAATGCTTATCTGTATAAGGGCTTGTTTCACTCTTTGCTAGGTTGTTGTAACTTGTAGCCTCATATTGACAGGGGATAGCCTTGCCCCATTCAGCGCAAGCACATTTAACGAAATGCCCCGTTTCTTTGTCTAGCTCGTGTTGCCCTTTTTCTTTAAATTTAATTGAGCCGTTTTCTATTATCATAGCTTATTGCCTTTATATCCAAAATTAGGTTTTACAACTCCCGACAAATCCTCCCCTAAAGCCGAATAAATTGCGTGAGCGTTGTTTTTTAACGCTGTCCGTTGGTCTTCGTTAAAAGAGTAATTTTGCCCACCTTGCGAAACGTTAGGGGCAAGAGCAAGCCAATTTAACAAATCAGCTTTAGCCAAAAGAAAATCCCTTGAAGTTGTAGTTTCTCTTGTTAGCTCCTCATCTAAATTTAAACCTCTTTTAATTGCAACCTCTTGCAATGTTCTTACAGGAATAGGGTAGGCGTTAATACCTTTTAGGGTGTCGAGAATTGTAATCATAAACTAATTTGTAATTAAGTTATTACCAAGCGTGAGAGTCTGTCTTCACATACAAATTGCGATAAGCAGTATCAAAGACAGGAACGGCATCAGCTTGACCGATTGTTACTTCGCTCAAAGGCTCGGTTGTTCCGTACTTCTTAACGATAGTGTGCGCACGTTCAGCACGCAAAATCAACTCGTTGTTTTCTTGCAAAACGTCGTATTGAGTTGTACCCAAACGCTCTGTTTCAGACAAGATAAGGCGGTTGTCCGCAAATGGATTGCGTGAAATGGTAGAACCGTCTGCAAACTCTCTTGTAATTGTTTGGTCAATTACTCGCAATTGCAAGCCATTCAACCAAGCTTGCCTACCAAGCATTTGGTTCACGGCTGCAAGGTCGGGTGTTTGAGAAATACCGACAGCGTTTTGAATGTAAGACGCACAAGCTTTAATCACTTGTTCGCTAGAGCAAATTCTATACAACTCGTCGAGGTTTACAAATGCAAACTTAGGGTTTAAGTTATTTGCCTTTGCAAGCTTTACAAGCTTTGCAAGGTCACCGATAACATCTGCGCTTGAAGCATTGCCCCAATCTGTATCGGTTTTTTGCTTTTGGAACTCGTCTACATCGTAATCGAGGTCAAATTCGTTAGCAAATGTAGCGTTGTTAGTTGTGCTGAATGAAAGTTTACCAGCGTTAGACGCCAAAGCCCACGCAATGTATTCCAATTCTGATTGAACACCATTGAAACAGAAGTCTACATCATCGCCCCAATATTGTACCAACTTTGTTGCGTCTTCGTCTTGCGCAAATGCTAGTTCGGTTTGATACTCTTTGATTTCAGAGCGTGTCATTTCACGAGAAATTGAAATGAAAGGAATATCACCCTTTGCGCTTTCGAACAATGGACGACGTTTGCGAACAATTGTTCCGTTATCTGTGTGGATATCTGCTGCAACATTGCGTTTAGCAAGTTGGTTTCCAAGAGTTCGCCAAATAAAACCATTAACTTTCTTGACGGGGAAGTGAGTGCCAAAAAGGAAAGGTTTTGCGTCGGCTGTGTTCAAACGAGCTTGCACCATTTGAGAGGTTAAGCCCTGTATAAGTGTGTTTGTTACTGTTGCCATAATTTAAAGCCTTTTTTAGTTAATAATTAGCGATGTTCAAGTGTTTTGCAACACAATCAGGTAGCGGATTTCCTTTTGTAAGTCCAGCTGTCCAAGCATCGGTATCAATGTTTGTTTTCTTGTCGAAAACTTTGCCCGTACCAACAAGCGCAAAAGGCTTGTATTTTAGAGCTGATTTGTTCTGTGAAGCACTAGAAGCCTCTTTTGCCTCTGCAATTGCTCCACCTTTAGGAATTGCGCCTAAAGCCTCGCTAATTGTAAGGGTGTCGAACTCCTTGCTAGTGTCGTCAATCTTTGTAACCTTAGTGGCAATAGAATTTTCATTAAGCATTACAAAATCATTTACATTTAAGTTGTGGAATTTTTCCACTTTTAGTGTCTTCTCGGTTGGTTGCACGTCCTCTGCAATAACCGCAACTTTAACAACGTTGCAAATTCCGTTAACAGGGGCTGCCAAGACACATCCCTCTTTGATGTAATCTCCGCCAAGCTCCGAAGTTTTAATAGATACTCCTCCGGGAATATCAAATCCTTTGTGCATAAAGACACGAGGCGTTGCTGTGTCTTTACGTCTAATAACTGTCATACTCATTGTGTATAAATTTTATTTGGTTAAACTTAGAACGGCTGTCCGTCGCTAGAAGCTGCGCCCTCTCTTGCTCCGATTGCGGCTTCTTGCTCTTTGGTCAGTGCGTCTGTTTGAACACTACCGCTGTGTAGTGCTGTTGGTCGCCCAAAAACAGCCCCTTTTGCTCCAAGTGTTTTTGCCAAATCGTCTACCTCTGTTGTAACATCGCCTAAAAGAGTTGTAAACTCTTCGTCTGAAAGTGCATCTACGGATATTCTTTCATAGGGTTTTTGCAAATGCTTTGGTAGCTTTTTAAACACGCTTGTAAGTTGTTGTTTTCGAGTGTTGGTTGTGCGCTCGGTGTCTAGCTTGTGCAAACGCTCTGAAAGGGTTTTATTACTTTCTATAAGCTGTTGCGCCCAAGCGGGAACATCGTTGTTGTCACCCCCGTTGTTTGGTTGTTGAGCTTGTGGGGCTGTTGGTGTGGGTGTTGGTGCGCTTGCAATTGGTTTACCATTCTTTAAACCATACTTAGTTTCATAGTTTAAAGTCGCTGTTTGTGTAGCTTCCGTTGCTCGGCTATCTCCGTAACTCTCCATTACCTCTACTAGCTCTTGTGAAACCCCCGCTACTGCGGTTGTTAGTTGTTCGTCAGTTGTCACAGTTTTTGCAAGCTTTTCCGCAATCCTGTTTAAAACATTGGCGTTAGCCCCCGTGAATTTGGTTTTTAACGCTGTTAAAATTTTTTCTTTCATATATACCTGTTTTTTCATTTAATCTATAATTATCATCATTATACCCAACATTATCATGTTTATGTCCATTTGTATTTGTTGGCATTCCTTGAGCTGCTATGGCTGATACCCAGTCTCCTATATTTCTCATATAATATAATTGTGCTCCTGTATCTAGTCCTTTCATCCTTTTATCTAATTTTCCATAACCTAGTGCTGTTATTGCTATTCCTTTTATACCTATGACTCCTAGATTTTTTTTGGCTATTTCTTTTCCTTCATCTGTATCTAAGAAATGTATCATTGCTGCTGCTCCATATATTGAACCTTGGCTATGCCAATTCATCTTTTCCATTATCCACGGATTATCTTTAAACATTTTTTCTAGTTTTTTTGCTCCCCAGTTTTGATTTCCTAGTAAACCTCCAAATTTTGTTACTAACGTTTCTGTTGCATCTACTAAAAGACCTCCACTTTCATTATGAATCACTACTGATTTTATTGTTTTTCCAGCTAATAATGCTTTATTTTCATCTGCTGTAATTGTTGAAGCTAATCCTCCTGCTATTGCCTCCATTTTATTATTAAATACTCCATTTAATGTTACTACTTTTCTTACATCTTTTTCTACTGTTTCGCCAGGTTTTAATTCTCTTGTTTTTGTACTTAATAATGGAATTCCATCTTTATCAAACATTATATTTCCTTTTTCGTCTTTCATTATTTCTGTCTCTGTTAGATATAATTTTTGTGTTCCATCAAAGTAACGAGTTTTAAATTGTTGTAATTGTCCGACTATACCTCCACCATATTCCTTTGTTGGTATTAAACCTATAAATTTATTACCTAAATCATGATCTAGTACTTTTTCAATCTCAAATATAATATCTGAAGCTCCTTGACCTAGTTTATTCTCTAAATCATACTTTCCATCAGTCATCTTATCTAAGTCACTACCTAGACTCTTTCCATATTCTCCCATTATATCTGATACATCACTCCATTTTCTTCTATTTTCTTTATACTCAACTCCTATTGTTCCAACATTGATATCTTTAGTTACTATTTGAGTCTTACTTTCATCTCTATTGATATTTGGATTGACTGTTTTACCATCAACTATTACTGTTCCTGCTCCTATTGTTGCTCTATTTATTTGTTCTCTATCTGTTACTCCATAATTTGCTCCAATAGACTTTGATATATTCCATTCATCTTTATCATTTTTACTAAATGAAGCACTTCCATTAATACCAAAGTTATATCCTTTATCTTTATCATGAATATCTGAATATTCTAATTCACCTGTTCTTAATGTGGTATTTCCTCCTCCTATTACTGAACCTATTAAATTTGTTTTTCCTTCAACAGTAATATTCGCACTATTCTTTCCAATTATTGAACTTTGTTCATTTATCCATGATTTATCATGATTTCCATATTCTACACCTGCTCCTACAGATGAACTTCCAGCTGAAACATTGAAACTATTATGTCTTGATTTCTCTTTATCTTGTAAACTTTCAAGATGTAAATTTGCTACATTTATATTTACATCATTCCCTATAATATTTCCACCTTTTATAGAAAAATCTTGTCCTTTAATTTTAATTTCTTAACAAGTAGCCTAAGAAAATTCCTTAGGCT